TAGTGCCTGGCTGCAGTGAGGGCACACTACTAATGGCGCCGTGCGCGGCTTAGGCTTGACAGTTCTCTTGGCGTTCGCCATAGTCAGCAAATCCTACGGCGCTCTCGCACCGCGAAGTCTCTCGTAGTTCGACCGGCCAGGGCATGGTGGTCTTTGGTTTCTGAAACGCCTCGGTTAGCAGCCGGGGCGTTTCGCTTTTAGGTCTGTGTCTGTTCGCTCCGTTCGTCTAGCGCCACCAGTTCGATGTAGAACCGCGTAGGATGGCCAGCAGTAGGCCAAACCGATAGACGGCCTTCCTCTGCTACGTACATCACCGGAAGCCCTTGAGTGCCGTCTGTAGGCAATTCAACAACAGGCATCAGGGTATAGTGTGGCCCAACGCCATCGATTCGGCAAAGACGCCGCACGCGAACGCCAGCGCGAAGCTCTTGCACAGGAAATGAAAACCATCCCGTTGGGATTTCAAATTCAAACCCGGCGATGGGATGCAGCTTCACGTCCGTCATCCGAACCATCCATCGTTAGCCGCCATACACCAAACGCCAACGGCAATGAAAATCCAGATGAGTGTTGCGACGATGCGCTCGCCGCGCGAGATGTGATGGATGGGATGCGATCCAACGCTTTGCATCGCCCATCGCCAACCATCCTTGACGCCCTCGACTATTTCACGACCCAGAGTCATTTATCTTCTCCGTCATGGGCGTCCGCTCCCTGTTGCGCTTCCTGAATTTTCGTTCTGCGTTGAGACGTTCGGCATCGCGTGCGAACTCGTCAACTAACAAGATGCAAGCGTCGTCAATATCATCCGCAATTTGACTATGGCCCATCTTCCGCAAGAGGGCGGAGTGAGCCGTCAGCCGGCCAACGCTCTCGGCAGCGTTTCTAACGTGCGGTCGTACAAAACTCATTCCGTCGACTTCCTTCCCGAGGTTCATTCCGATCAGTGCAAGATCACCCACAAAGACACGAGTATTGAAGCTGCAGAAATAGCGATAGCGACTCGTGAAATCCAAATCGTCTGCCTGTTCAATCGTGCCGTTTCCTCTTTCAGAGCTTTCGTCCGCGCGATTGTCGCGTCAGTCCTTGCGTTCATCGCTTCGATCTCATCAACAGTCATGTCACAATTTCCTCAACCGCATATCTCAGCGTTTGGTTATCGAGAGAGGTAAGAACGAGAGCCAAGACTTTCTCAGGCTCAACGTCATAGTCGTCCGCTACGGTTTTGATCTTCCGCTTGATGTCGCGTAGGATATTGATGTCGCGTTCGTCCATCGCGCAGGCCGCCTCGTTCACTGTTGCTACGTTACTCACCGGCTCGCTCCGTTGCTCATCAAGTCGATTGGCCGCGCGCGCCGTAAAGCCTGAGAGCACTCGCGCATCGTATTGGCTACGCGCTCAAAAGCTTGAGCCACAGCCTCAGTATGCTCTCCGTCAACGTTAGGGCTGATAGCTGCCCTGCCTTCAAGGAGACGTGCGCAATGGTCATAGGCTAATGCTGCGGCTGTATCTGAGGGGGTCATGGTTGCTCGCCTTCTGGGAAAGCGCCGAGGTACTTGATGTTTGCCCCACGTTCAGCAGCGGCACGACCCCAGCGCTCTAGCCATAGAGCAGCAAAGGTTTTGGCAACGTCACAACTTGGGTGCACGCGTCCGCTTTGATGACAACCGGCAGGCACATCGATGCCGCCTGCGAACGACAACGCGCAATCTGTGTACCACCAATTGCGCCACCGCTTCGGCGGCTCAGTCGCCTTCGCAGGTGCGAAATCCACGTCCGATAAGACCTCAGGCAACAGATGAAATGGGGTCACGGCAGAAATTCCCTTGATAATACTGGATCGTTTCGATTTAGACGCGGTTAAAGGTCGGAGTGAACCCTAGGAAGGCGCATGACGACTCGGGTTTTCACCTCGAATAACGCTTGTTTGTGCCGTTCGCGATACGACTTTCCCAAGCGCGCACAGCGATAGCGGATCTCCACTCGCTGGTGACTGGACTGAGGGCCGCGTTAGGCTTTCCGGTTAGACCAAGGCGGCGAGCTTTGCCGCAGCAGGCGTGCTTGGTGATCGGAGCGCCGGCCAGCTCAGAGATTTTCTTGGCGACGACACTGCAAGGCGTCGGCGTTTTCCAAAGCTGGCGCAGCAGGGCGATTCGCTCACGGGTCCAGTCTCCGCGCTTGCCTGTGCGCTTGAGCTTTACCGTGCCGTCCGTGTAGTGGGTTTTGATCTTCATGCGCGCTCTCGATGCTGATCGTTCTCACCGAAGTTAGGCCAGCGCTTTACGTTATCCTCACGGGGCGGGCGCGGCGGCGAGGCGGGCATGCCGCGCGCAATCCCGAGCGCCGTCCGGTAGCCCCAAGCTAAACACCAGCCTCCGCCGGCAAGGGCGGCAAGCAGAACATGTAGCCAGTTTATCTCGATCATGCGTAATCCTTCCGGCCTAGTCCTGTTTCAGTCCGCCCCGAATCATCCACGCCAAGAAACTAGCCCAGCCTATTAGAGCTGAGAGCCATTCCGAGGCTGAACTGATTTGGTGCGGGCGCGCAATCATTGTTGAAAGCCCTTCGGCTCCTCGTCTTTGAGGATCGTCTTTTTGAACAGCGAGCCAGACGCCATGTGAAAGACCACGACGCCCTCAGGGTTCATGAAGCCGGGGGACGCGGCGCTACCTTCGACACGCAGCTTTTCGAGGCACGACGCGACCACGGCAGTATCGAACTCACCGCGATAAAGGATCGGCACGACATGGCAGCATGCTGGGATCGGCGGCTTGTCAGGATCGTTCCAGCGCGTAGTGTTGAACAGCGACCAGCGCTTTTCACCGATGGTGTATTTACGCTGGATGCCTTGGCCCCACCATTCGCCAAAGTGCGAACCGGGGCCGAGCGTCAGAAGCTCGTCTTTGTGCTCCGTCGCCCATCGCGCGAAGCCGTAATTGTCGTCCTCAGGCGTGATCCAGCGCGTGCGCGAGCCGATATAGAAGCCGCCGTCCTCAGTGATGGTGATTTGTGCGTTTGTGCCGTCCAGTTTTTCTGTGACGATCATCTCACGCGTGAGGCGTTTGATCTTCGGAAACGGGACAAAATCAATCACTTCGCTAACTCCAACGGCAACAAATCACGACAACTCACAAGCCCGCCTGTAATCCTCTCGATTCGCACGGCAACTTTGAGCGAGCAGCCGCGCTGGCGATTGAGTAGATCGGACGTTTGACCAACGGAAAGCTTTAGCTTTTTTGCAAGCTGCGCGGTCGTTAGTCCTTCATCTTCCTGATACTTGCGAAGCGTCATGCAGCGTTGATGCCTCAAAAAATATTCGCAGTCAACGAACGAAAGTTGTTGCAATGCTATTCGCGTTGTGCGAACGTCACCAAATCACAGAGGCGGTTAACGCCGCGTTTACGAGTCGGGGGATTTGAAGCAATGATTACGGATACGAGCGATGATCGCTTCCAGTACGAAGGCGACACCCCGTCAGAAGCCGAACGCTGGGAGCAACAAGCTCGCGTAGATCGCGCTGACGAAATTCTCCACATGCTGCGCGAAGCAAACCGCACCGCAGCTAAAGAGCTTCACGCTATCGGGATGCTGGATATCAAGGGCTGGCCGCCGCGCGGCTCTTGCGATTCGGCTGATGAAGTTATTGAGGGCGCGGCGGATGAAGCCAATGGGCTTTTCTCCGCGATGCTGGACGAAGCCGCCCTTACCGAAGCCAAGCGCATTGCGGATGGCGAAGATGAGTGAGCCTATCACCGAGCTTGAGCGCGCGCGCATTCGCTACCTCTCCGCTAATTTACGCGGAGAAATAACGGATAAAGAGTGCGGTCAACGCCTTGCTATGATCGACCGGACCATAAAGCGCCTAGAGCTAAAGGCTGAACGCTTGGTGAAGGCGCGCGAGCTTTCGCGGTCATGGAAGCGGCAAGCCCGATTCGTTAAGCGCTCTTTGGAGCAGACACCATGCCAATCGTAGAAGCTCTAGCTGCTGGCGCTGCAAGCGCTGTCATTCTCTTGGCTGTCGGCTGGGTAGTTCACCGCATCTTCGTGGTGGAGCCAAAGCTTCGCCGCGCTCAACTAGACGCTAACCTTTCCGCTCTCAAAATGTCCGGCCAAGACCGAAACCGGCCAATGGATATTTCACGATGACAGTCCCCCACACACCGAGAGACGATATGGATAACGTTCACTATCTGCCGGGAGCTAAGCGCGAAGCGAGCAACGTCTGCACGTTGCCGCGCCGCTCCAGCATGGCGCTTGGCCTGCTTGCCGGCGGCTTGGGCGATGCGTTCGACGTAGCGCTTGGCAAGGGAAGCAAACACCCTGATCGTAACGACATGATCCAGCTTTCCGAAGCGCTCGATACGTTGGCTCTCCGCTCTCGCAAGTATGGCTACGCTTTGAGTAAGCCAACCATGCTTGTGATCGCGCAAAACATCGAAAGCCTGTCCGAGCATATCATGCACATTGCAGCTGATGTGGAGGAAGAACAATGAAGAATACGCGCCCCGCTTCTCCCCCGTCGCGGCTCGCGTCGCTGCCGCCAGTTTCCCCAGTACCGACTGGCGGCAGCATCCCCCTTGTTAGCGTTCACCTGAACGCGCTGCTGAAGAAAGTGAAGCCACAATGAACGCGCGCAACGCCTACACCTTTATCGTGGCCCTCTCAGTCAGCGTCGCTGCCGTTGGTGTTTTCAACATTCTAGGCGATTCATCCGATTGGCTAGATGAGATCATCAAGATTACCAACAGCCTCACGATTGCGGTCCTGGCGTTCACACTGCGAGCTAAAGCATGAGCCTTACCCGCATCATCTGGTTCACGCTATCTTGGCTCTGTGTTGTTGGCATCGCAGTCTGCGGCATTCGTGTTCTAGGCACGCCTCAAACTTGGCCTGAACCCGTAGCCATCGGTATCCTTATGCTTGCTGCAGGTACGTTTGCAGCAGCACAGGCAAGAGCTACGCAGTGAAGGCTAAGCGCGCCAAGTTCACGCCTGCAGAGCGCAAGGCAAAGGCTGATGCGCAAGGTGGATTGTGTGGCTGCGGTTGCGGCGAAAAACTTCAAGGCGCTGGCGACGTAGGCGAACACGTTTGGGAATTTGTGAGCCTCGGAAATGATGCGAAGCCCGATAAGCTTTATCGCAAGGATTGCGCGAGACGAAAGACAATCGGGCCACGCGGCGACCTTAACACGATCAGCCACATAAAGCAGCTCGCAGAAGGCAGGACGCAGTACGATAAACGCAAAGCCGCTGGCGGCTCTCGGATTAAAGGACGCGGATTTCCAAAGGACGTGCGGAAGAAAATGGATGGCACGGTGGAGAAGAAACGGTGAGCGCAAGCAGAGAAGATATTTCCGGCTGGTTTGACGAGGGCGTGAAGCAAGGCGCAACGCACATGCTAGTTATCTGCGACCAGTTCGATTGGGACGACTTCCCTGTTTACATTCCTGAGGGATTTGACGCCAAGAAAACAGCGGACGCTCGCAACGGCCAAAACATGGAGCGCGTCATGGAGTGCTATGATCTCCGTCGCGACAAGAACGAGCAGCTTAAGCAGACGCGCGCGTTTAACTACTGAAATGCGCCTCAGCGAGGACCGGGACGGAGAAGACGCATGACGCACCTTGAGCAGACCACAACGCTAGACATGATCTATTGCGCCATCCGCATCCTCAAAACGCATCACGATGTTGTGGACGTTGGCGACGGTGATAGACCCGGCCAAGGCCCGAATTGGGCGATGCGCGCAACCAACCTGCTTGACGAGGCGATGGAAATTGTCGCTCACGCGACAGAGAAAGACTGAACATGGCAGACGGAAAAGAAGACGAGATCGTTATCGAGGTTGAGGGTAAACAGGTTCAAGTCTCGAATGTGCCGACGCGTACAACCGCCCTCACCCCAATGGAGATGCTTAGCAGAGCCGTAGAGAACGGCCAGAGCATTGACGTTCTGGACAAGCTCATGGGCTTGCAGGAGCGCTATGAGGCGAACCTAGGGCGTAAGGCGTTTGATGAAGCTATGGCGGCGGCCAGCGCTGAAATCCCGGTGATTGTGAAAACCCGCGAGGTGGACTTCACCAATAAGAGCGGCCAGCGCACGAACTATCGCTACGAGGATCTGGCGACAATCGCCATGACGGTGAACCCGATCCTTTCCAAGCATGGCCTCTCCTATCGCTTCCGCACAACCTCGCTCCCGAATGAGCCTATCGTGGTGACGTGCATTGTCTCGCACCGCATGGGCTACAGCGAAGAGAACACGCTGAGCGCGCCACGCGATGAGAGCGGCAATAAGAACGGCATCCAGGCTATTGGCTCTACGCTTACGTATCTGCAACGCATGACGCTCAAGGCGGCGCTTGGCCTTGCTGCGGCGGCTGACGATGACGGCAAGTCCAGCGAGAGCAACGACCCACAAATCACCGAGGAAGAACTTGTCGCGCTTCGCGCTCGCATTGATGAGACCAAGGCTGACACTGAGCGCCTGTGCGAGACGCTGAAGGTTGACGCCCTCCCCGAGATTCGCAAGAGCCAACTGACGGCGGCTAACGCCTTGCTGGACGAACGTGCGAAGCTGCTAGCCAAGAAGCAGAAGACTAAGGAAGCGGCTCAGTGATCGAGCAAGGCACGCCTGAGTGGCATCAGCTCAGATGCGGCAAGGTCACGGCCTCCCGCGTTGCTGACATCGTTCGCAAGGTAAAGAGCGGCGGTGTCAGCGCATCGCGCCAGCGCTACCTTGGCGAACTTGTGGCTGAGCGGCTTACGGGCGCTCCTACGGTTGGCTTCAAATCGGCTGACATGGAATGGGGCAACGCTAACGAGGACAACGCGCGCCAATTCTACGCCTTTATGAATGACGTAACGCTAGAGACGATTGCGTTCGTTCCTCACCCGACAATTGAGATGGCCGGCGCTTCACCTGATCGGCTCGTAGGGGCGGATGGCCTCGTAGAGATTAAAGCCCCTGCGGTTCATACGCATATCGACACGCTTCTCACGGATGCAATCGAACCTGACTACCTAAAGCAAATGTGCTGGCAGATGGCATGCACCGGGCGCCAGTGGGTGGATTACGTCAGTTATGAACCCAGACTCCCTGAGAACCTTCGCATGTTCACCAAGCGCGTGCATCGCGACGAGACCGCAATCAAAGCGATGGAAGCGGAAGTCGAAAAGTTCTTGGCCGAAGTGGAGGATACAATCCACCAACTGCAGCGGCTTGATCGCTAATGGCGATTGAGATTGTCATGCGCCGCAAGATGGGAGCACTTCGCCCGGTTGATGCGCTTGGCGAAGAGTTGCTTTCCGAATTACCTTCCGGCGAAGACGTAAAGGTGACAATCACGCGTTCTCGCAACCTTCTCTTTTTCCGAAAATTCCACGCTCTACTCGCAGTGTTATTTCCACACCAGAGCTACTACCCAACTCAAACCAAGTTTCGCAAAGCCGTGCAGATCGCCTTGGGGTACTGCGAAGAAACCATCCTCCCCTCAGGGAAAATTATGGTCGAGGCTGAGAGCATCGCCTTCCATAAAATGAAGGAAGAGGATTTTGAGCAGCTTATGAAGCGGTTCTTTGAACTTGCCGAAACGCGCATCCTTCCTGGCATCGATCGCAAGGACGTTGAGCGCGAATGGGAGGAAGTGATGAAGGGCTACCAGAACACCTGAAGGGGGCTTCAGGCGCGCGCCGGTTCAATGGGCTATGGCCGGCGCGCAATTCTTTCAAGCGGTAAGGAGTAGGTAATGGCTTTAGCTGATTTTGGAACGACTGATTCGCGCCGCACTTACGCAGAGGCTGACTACACCAGCAAAGCAGGTGCAGAGCTTTTGAAGCTGAAGATTGAAGCCTACTGGCGAGCGCGTGGCCATGTGGTTCAAATCGATCTGCGAGAGCAGGCGT